TTCTTAAATCATCATCTGAAAAACCAATATAAGGTACAAAATAATTACTTATTTTATTTTTCATAAAGGCTTTTTCTTGTAGTTTTATAGATAAGTCTTGTACATAAGACATAAATTCCTTCATAGCCTTTACCTTAAGTTCTTCAGGATTCGCAGCAGAACCTTCACCGAAACTTACAGGATGATATTTGTTCATATCTAAATATACTCTAACCAATTCGTCATCTGACAAATCTTCTTCATCTGCTAAATCTCTATATTTTTTAAGATTTTTAACAAGTTCTTTTTCACTTAATCCATGTTTGTTTTTCTTAATTAAATTATAGATAGCATTTTTAAGAACAGAAGGGGTGTGTCCTCTTGCTGTGATGATCGAAAATACCGACCCATTATTAACCGCCTCAACAAAGTCACTCCAAGCTGGACCTGTTTCTGCTTTCATCGCATCGCTAATGAATGCTTTGTCTCCTGGTACTTTAAAGTCTTTAAAGGCATCTTTATCAAAATTTACAATAGTATGCCCCTCGTATTCGAATGGTTCTTTACCAATCTCGGTTCTATACTCAGCAAAATCTTCTGTTGACATACCAACAGTTTTTCCTTTATCATCTACAAGATAAATTTTGGTTGGCATATACATAAGATTATCATCCCAATCAAAAGCGTAATATTTCATTGTAGGTGTCATTTGGTCGTGGATAATTTCTGATATAATTTCTTTAACAATTTTTTTATAGTTCATATAAATAAATATCTAATTAGTTTAAAAAAAAGAGGGAGGAACTAACCCCCCTCTTTGTATGAATAATAAACCAACTTATATATTCTCAAACGATGCTCCTGTTGGAGTGATGTAGAATGTGATGTCGATAAATTCAAGTGATCTTGTTGGTTTGATGTAGATCTTACCTGTCATTTGGTTTCTATCTAAATCCTCAGGATCTGAAGAAACTGTAACTCGGAAGTCATATAAACCACGATCTCTTCTGATCGCATCTAAGATTGGGTTAACAGCATTTAAGAAGTCTTGTCTTACTTGTGAGTCGTTTTGTTCAAACAATAATCTTACAGATACTGCTGAAATCAATTTACGAGCTTGTAACAACAATCTTCTAACGTTGATTCTATCAAGAGCCGATTCTCTTACTTGTAGAGTTTTGTTACCCCAAATTACCGTACCTACGTCAGAGAAGGTTGCGATTGGGTTAATTCTACCTACATAAAGGATGTCTCTATCTTCTTGAGTTAACTTCTTACGAGCTTTGATACAGTTAACAATACCACGAGTGTAACCCGCCGCTGCGAACCAAGGGAATGCAATGTTATCTGTCAACGCTAAGTTTCTTGTTACCTCAGCTGTTGGTGGAATGTAGATTTGTGTATTGTTTACACTATCTCTTGTCAATACCCACGGATAATAAGTAGCTGTGTAGTTAGAGTCAATTCCTGTATTTTCTAAGTTGTCAACCGCTTCAGTTGGGTAGATAAATACATCAACTCCTGTTGTAGTTGCAACATACATATCAACGTCAGGTGTTGTACAAACATATAATGAGTCAGCTCTGTTGAATTCGATTATGTTAACCGCATCTTCAACAAGATTACTGTTATTCACATAGTCAATACCCGGTGTTACAAACACGTTAATGTTAACCGCTTCAGGGTTTGCAAATGTTTGTTGACCTAACAAGTATGCGTAGTAGTCAGTATTTGCCCAATTTTGAGTTCCGTCACCTAAAGAAATTTCTTTAAATGCTCCCCAACCTGTTGCTTGTGGGTATCTTGTAGATGGACAAGCTCCGAATAAGAATCCTGTTCTACCGATTTGGAATCTGTCTTCGTTAGTTCTCCATTCTCTATAGATGTCCCATCCATCAAATCCACCTTGTACTAAGAATGTAAATTTACGTGCGAACAATCTATAGTATGCGTTTGTTGGAAGTTCAGGTTCTTGAATGAATGATGAGTTACCACAGATAAATCTTGGGTCACCACTTGTTGAGAACTCAGGTCCGATTGTTAAACCACTTGCATTTACATCCATGTGGAAACCTGCTGATCTGTAATTGAATGGTAATCCATCAATATCACAAGTGTTATTAGGGTTTCTCTTACCAACATATTCGAAGTAAGCGGCATCCCATCCTAAACTATTAGATATACCTAAGTATGTTCTTCTTACATTGTCTCCCGGACTTACTAATGCATCATCATTACCTGAAGACAAACCAAATGGTGGGTTATAGATTACTTCACCAGGGAAGTCATATTTACCTTTAATAATTGGGAATGGTGATTGAGCTCCTGCGTAATTTCTAAAGTTAAATCCGTTGAACCCACAAGGAAGTGCATCGATTGGTGCGTCCTCATTCATTTCAATCATTACGTATTTAGAATTCAATGCATATTCTCCATCTAATGTACCAATTTTATTTGCGATAAAGTTGTTTTGTCCTGGATCCATTGTACAGTTTGTAAATTTCTCAAGAACTACAGGGTTTGCATCTGTATCAAAATAATCACGAATCAATACATCAAACGTTAAGTTGTTATAAGTTTGATTTATAAGTGAAACTTTAATCAATGTGTTTGCCGCATCACCATCAGAAATTGTATAGAATCTGAATAGGTCATAAACTTTATTACCTCTTAATTCTGATACAACCCAAGGTGAATTAGGTGTTTGATATCTATCCAAATACCAACCAATTGAGTTAGGATCACCACTTTGAGCGGAGTCTAATTCAATAAAGTTTGGATTCAAACCTCTAACATATCCTTTTTTCCAAGAATAGTTTAACCAAGATTGGAATACTTCCTCATTAAATAAAGGAACTTCAATTCTTGGTTTTTGGAAGTTTGCAATTCCAAATACTTTACTAATATACTCAGGATCATTTTGAGTTAATGAAGTTTCGAATGTAAAGTTTTGACCAAACTTATCAGTACAGTTAACTGCGAATGTTAAGTATGGGTTTTTAAGAACTCCTGCGTATTTACCTGTCATATCTAAACTAGCATCTGTCGTTGCAGTTACTGAGTATGCTGGATTAGTTGAGTTTGTATAAGTTGCAATACCTCTTGATCTTAAAGTTGCAACAACAACATTATCATAATCAACATATGATGTTCCTGTGTAGTAATAAATTTTACCAATAATACTTCCTGAATAACAATCAATGTTAACAGGTGTAGGTGTTGGTGTTGGTGACACAAAAGGTGACGGTGTAATACAAGGATTCGCAGCCGATGGTGTAGGCGTTGGTGTTGATGACGCTTGAGGTGTAGGTGTTGGGTTTGGATAATAAGCCGTTAAACCTGATACCAATGTAGAGAATGAATATCCTGAATAATTTGTGTTACCTGTATTAGTAAATAAAGCGTAATACCAAGAGTCATTGAATGGTGATGACAAATCAGTATCGTTTAAAGAAACTGATGGGACATTAAATACGTTTGTTTCTGCTGTCCATCCTGCACCATTTAATGTGTCATAATCATTAGTTGCAATAGAACCAAAGTATGCAATTTGTTCATCTTCCGCAAGATAAGGGTTGTTACTTGTTATTACATTAAAAATTAAATTGTTAATTTGAGTTTCTAATGTAGATGTATTTCCATTGAACTCTTCATATTGTTGATTAATTATGTCTTGGATAATTGAAGGGAAATTAGCTTGGTATCCTATTGTTGTTGTTGAATTTGTACAAGCTGTAAATGGAACTGTAAATGTAAGTTCTTTAGGTGTTACACATGTTGTGATACAAGTACTTGGGTCAGTTACGGAACTTAAACACCAAACACCAATAGTTGATGGATTTACGTTAGCGACTGTAGTTATTGACCAAGATGGTCCTGCATCATAACCCGATAATCCTAAGATTCTTGTCACAAATAATTGATTAGATTGTTGTAGATATGCTTTTGCAATGTAAGCCGCTTCATACTTTGGAATTTGTGTATTAACAAATTTTTCTGGTGAGGTACCTCCAAATACTGTTTGGAACTCATCAAAATTTGTAATAAAAATCGGTTCAAAAGCTGGACCTATCAAAGTTT